TTCAAAGTATAATGAATGGAAGTTTTTTGAAGATTGTGGAACATATGACACATTCATTAATGGCATTCAAACGAATAATGGTAAATATAATTTAATTCTGGGACAACCAACTCAAAAATTACGCAAATTTCGGGAAAATTTAGCAAAAACATCCTATTATGACATGTGGGATGATGATTATCTTAAAGAAATACTAGAAAATGATTATGATATCATTGAAAAACGGGATAGCAACCCCGTAAAAAGTTCTGATTTAACCAATCAGGAGCAAAAAAATGACTAAAAAAGTCGATAAAGATGAAAATTTCATGAAAAATCAGTGGGGAACTGAATATTTGGCAAGTGAATATGGTTGGGAAACTAAAATTCACAAGCAAAAGATGCTTCGTGAGATCGCAAGTGACGATCTAACTCCTAAAAAGCATGATTTCTTTCATCAAAACGAAATTCATGCACAAATTCGTAATGATAGTGATTATGATGACTGGGAATATGGAACTGAACCACTCTATGAATCAAAAAATCCTTAATAAATAAGATAGAATTATAATATTCAATGCCTGTAGAGCGCGTTAGTAAGTCATTTAAAGACATTAGTATGTCATTTCAGGTTAATCCATTAACCTATGACTTGATTGCGCTCACAAATGAAAATGCTATCGCTCGCTCTTTGCGTAATCTTGTGCTTACAGATAGGGGTGAGCGATTTTTTAATAATAATTTGGGATCAAGAGTAAGTTCTTTGTTATTTGAATCTCTTGATGACATTACTGCCTCATCTGTAAGAGATGAGATTGAAAATACAATCAATAATTATGAACCAAGAGTTGAACTGATATCAGTTGATGCCACTCCAGATTATGATAATGGTGAGCTTAACATTACAATTAAATATTACATCGTTGGAATTGAAGCACAACCACAACAGTTATCATTCGCATTACAGCCAACACGATAATGCCATTAGTTAATTTTGCAAATCTAGACTTCGATCAGATAAAGACATCCATTAAGGATTATCTTAGATCTAACTCAAATTTCACCGATTATGATTTTGAGGGATCTAATTTATCCACAATTATTGATGTGCTTGCGTATAATACCTATATTACTTCATATAATGCCAACATGGTATCGAATGAAGTTTTTATTGACAGTGCAACTCTCAGAGAAAATGTAGTCTCTCTTGCACGAAACATAGGTTATGTGCCAAAATCAGTCAAATCTTCAAGAGCAAATATATCTTTATTTGTAGATACATCTTCTGACACAGCGTATCCTGTTAAGCCAGAAACTTTAACGCTGAATAAAGGAACTATTTGTTCTTCAAATACTTTTGGTAGTCAAAGTTATACTTTTTGCCTATTAGATGACATTACAGTACCAGTAGTTGATAATGTTGCATCCTTTGATAGTATCGATGTTTATGAAGGGACTTATATCACCACAAACTTTACCGTAGACTCTTTTAATCCAAATCAAAGATTCATTCTTCCAAATTCAAAGATTGACACTTCTTCTATTCGTGTAATTGTAAAACCAGGAGCAACCTCTGATATTAGTAGAAAATATCGTCAAGCAGATAGTTTATTTACAGTAACCCCTGAGTCTCCAGTCTTTTTTGTACAAGAAATTGAAGATGAAAGATATGAACTTATTTTTGGTGATGGCGTATTTGGTACTAAATTACAAGCACCAAACTTTATTCAAGTTTCTTACCTAGTGTCAAATGGTGAATTGGGGAATAGCATTTCCCAATTCAATTTTAGTGGTAGAATTACGTCACCAAGAAGTACTGCTGCTATAGCATCTGGGATATCTTTAGTTACAACAAATCAAGCATCTTTTTCTGGAAAACAAATTGAAGGTGTAGAGTCTATCAAAAAGTATGCATCTAGGATATATGCATCTCAGAATCGAGCGGTAACCTCAAGAGATTATGAATCAATTATTCCAACCATTTATCCAGAAACTGAATCAATATCTGTTTTTGGTGGAGAAGAATTAAATCCACCTCAATTCGGAAAAGTTTATATTAGTATCAAACCAACAAATGGTGCATATTTGTCTAATCTTATAAAAGATAATATTAAGAGTGAGATTAAAAAGTATTCTGTAGCAGGAATCGTACCAGAAATTATAGATTTAAAATATCTCTATCTTGAACCAAATATTAATGCATATTATAATACAAACCTAGCACAATCTGCAAATTCAATCACGTCAATTGTTTCTAGCACTGTTGAAAGGTACGCAAATTCTACAGAATTAAACAAATTTGGTGCAAGATTTAAATATAGTAAGTTTTTAAAAATTATTGATGATAGTAGTGATGCTATAACTTCCAATATCACAACTGTTGTAATGAGAAGGGATTTGAGAGTAGCGTTAAATAGTTTTGCGGAATATGAAATTTGTTTTGGAAATAGATTTCATATTAAGAATGAAAAAGTTCTTAATATTGAATATTCTAATTTAAATGGAAGTGGAATTACTGAAAATAGTTTTAATATTAAATCCTCTGGATTTAATGTAAGTGGGATTGTTGGTACTGTATATCTTTCAGACATACCAAATCAAGATAAAAAAACTGGATCTATTTTCTTATTTAAATTAAATTCGCCATCACAACCAGAAATTATTAGAAAATCTGTGGGAACTATTGATTATATTAAAGGAGAAATTAAATTGTCTCCCATTAATATAACAAATACCATCCTCAATAAAGGATTTCCTTTAATTGAAATTTCTGTTCCTCCATATTCAAATGATGTGATTGGACTTCAAGATTTGTATCTGCAATTAGATATAACTAAGACAGTTATTAATTCGAAACCAGATCAAATTTCATCAGGGTACGACATTTCTGGAACTAATTATCAAGTTTCATCTAGTTATTCAAACGGACTTTTAGTAAGATAAAATGATATCAACAGATCTCAAGAGAGTACAAATCCAAGATGTAATCGAACATCAACTCCCTTCTTTCGTGAGGGAGGATTTTCCTTTAATTGCAGAATTCTTAAAACAATATTATATTTCTCAAGAATATCTTGGAGCCTCTGTCGATTTAATACAAAATATAGATGAATATTTAAAGTTAGAGTCTTTAACAAATACAACTGACTCAACTCTTCTAACGTCTGCGATATCATTCAATGATACTACAATTAATGTTAAATTTGATTTAGCAAATAATGTTCTAGGAACCTATGGATTTCCTGAAAAATATGGATTAATTAAGATTGATGATGAAATAATTTTATATACAAATAAAACAACTAATAGTTTTACTGGATGTATAAGAGGATTTAGTGGAGTAACTTCGTATACAAAATTAGATGTATCTGACAATCTCACTTTTTCAACCTCAGAGATTGCAGAACATACAAAAGATACAAAAATTGTAAATTTAAGCAATTTACTTCTAAAAGAATTTTTAACAAAGATTAAATATCAATTTACTCCAGGATTCGAAAATAGAGATTTTGATTCTGATGTAAATGAAAGACTTTTTATATCAAGAGCAAAAGATTTTTATCAAACAAAAGGAACTGATGAATCATTTAAGATTCTTTTCGGTGCTTTGTATGGCGAAAAAGTAGAAATTATAAAACCAAGGGACTACCTGTTTAAACCATCGGATGCACAATATAGAGTCACGAAAGATATTGTAGTTGATGTTTTATCCGGCAATCCTCTCCAATTATTAAATAAAACTATTTTCCAGGATGCCTATCCAAAGTATGGAATTGAAAAAGCATATGCCCCTGTTACTGACGTTGAAAAACTTTTTTATGATGGAAAAGAATACTATAAACTCAGCGTTGACTTTGATTATTCTAAAGATATTACTTTTAATGGAAGTATTTTTGGAGATTTTTCAGTACATCCCAAAACTAAAGTAATAACAACGGTTTCAGCAGGTTCATCAATTATTGATGTTGATTCTACCGTAGGATTCCCTAAATCTGGCGAGTTAGTTGTAAAATATTCATCTGGAAGTTCTGGTATTGTTTCTTATACTTCAAAATCAATAAATCAATTTTTTGGAACATCCAACATAACGTCCAATATTGATTCAACAGAGGACGTTAGGCTAAATGTTTATGCATATGGATATGTAGGAGTTGGCACTACATCTAGAGTTGATTTGAGAGTAGGATCAGTTCTATCAGATTTAAAATTTGATGATAAAACATATTATTACTCCAAAAACGA